TGGTCTCCCTAAGAGACTATGTGGTGTTTATACACCACACGATACCTTCCACCTACGCTACACAACGTGAAGCTATGGATTGAAACCGTCGGGGAGAAGACGGTACAGATATCTTGACCACCTGTAAGAGGTCAACGTATTTCTACGATTATGGTTAAGAACCATTACACTCAAGCTCACAAAGAACAAGACGTATTACTACGTTTACAGTCACGCACTGTTAAGCGAATTGTCACTCAAGCAAAGGGTGAGAAACGCGTGATGAACTTAGGCATCACGTGCTCAACTTCCATACGAATACGAATGGAGTTGGCCGCCAAAGCCGCTTCACTATACAGATAGATCGAAAGATCCTTCTCTAGATCTCCTAGAGAAACATCTTTAAACCCATCTACATAGAAAGCAGAAGCTACTTCTTTAGAGCTATCTGCCACAGCGAGAGCCCTTTTAAAGGACTCAGCGGGCGAGTCTTGCTTTTCAGTAAGACACACCTTCACTGTACCAGCAACTGTAGGAAGTAGTCCTAGCAGTATCGAAATCCTTCCAACTTTCAGCGCACGATTAGCTTCAACAGCTAAGTGGTCGGGAAGTTTGACGGAAACAGACACTACTTCTTTGGCTTTCACCTCAGGGTTGTTTGAGACAAATTGGGTAACGCAATAACCGGTCCGAGTCTTTAAAGACACGGCCTGCCCAGACGCTAAGGGCTCTACAATAACAGGTTGAAACTCCTTTCGGAGCCGATTGCTTCGGTTCAAGGCTCGACGCTGCTTACGATTGAGCGCTTTTCCTGTCGCAGATGTAGTCATTGTTAAAATTTATGCGTAACACGGTCGGAGACTGCAACTATTTTTTTTTTTTTTTTTTTTTTTTTTTTTTTTTTTTTTTTTTTTTTTTTTTTTTTTTTTTTTTTTTTTGTTACACCACTCATGAGAAATCAAACCAATCGAACTACCTTGTAACGCGAGCCTCCTAAACGCCGGTCGGACACGAATGTCGTAAAGAACGCCAGTACAAACGGTTGACGTACATCTCGTTTAATCGATCTGAAACCCAAAAATGGGCCCGAAAACAACTACCTACGCCTAGGTTTTGGGATTCTGGTGTCTGCGGCACCAGGAACGGACTGCGTCATACTCGAAACCTCTCCGCTCTGAGGATCCGAAGTTGGGGACTCTTCCTTTACATTAGTCTTCTTCTTAATGTTGTTGATAGTTGAACCCATTAAATAGCCATGATCGATCGAATTATTGGAGATTCCTTTAATGAAAGCATCCAATTGACCACTACTCAACTGCTTCAACCTATCAAAAGGTGCAATAAATTTGGCTGCCGGTTTAACTCGAGTATAATTACCCGGTTTAGTTCGGAACATAGCCTTCCAGTAAGCATGCACCATAGCAACAGTGTGACCTTCGCCTATCACTCCATTTAATTCAGTAACGATACCAAAGCAGCGCCGCCTCCCATCTACCATTTCCAACTTGCAATCATATGTAGGTGAAAAACCGATCATGCAAGGCAAAGAAGAAAGATCAACGGTAAATTCTTGACCGTCGATGGCTTCTAATAAGCATGAATCGGATGCACTATAGGTGTCTACTAACCGTATTGTGATACTGCCTACAGTACTACTATGCGAAGTTCTAACAAGGTACAATAGGATACGAGGGATATTCAATACCCCGCTACTAGGAACGTTACCTTTATCATATTCACTACGAAACATGGAGAGCATTTTCATGCCGTGTACTTTCGGGACGAGGTCAATGTGGTTAAGGCGACGATTAGCTTTCAATTCGGTATACCTACCGAGATTGCATTCTTTAGCGTACTCCTTCTGAGCCTCCAGAGAAAACATCTCTTTTAAGAGGGACTCGGCATCAGAAGCGCCCACCTGTTTGTTTTCAACTAATGTTCGGGAAGAACCTGAAAACGGGTTTAGAGAACTAATGTTAGACATTCGAATACAAACAACTCACGTGTTCAAACTTAACGACGAATTATGCTCGCGCACGCCTATTAAGTAAGAACTCACAAACACACCACGGAGAGGGATTATTGATCAAACGTATTTGGCAACTTGAGCCGCGATGGCGCGTTATTGCTGACGGTGTCGGGTATTTCTAGCGGACGGTGTCAGGTACGTTGTGTTTCAACCTTAAGGATGTGAAAGGGAAAAAACGCGAAGATGTGAATGATCCAGAGAGATCACAAAAACGAATGTTTTCCTAGATAAAATTTAAACTCTGTCGGGATCAGAGCAAAGAAGAGATTGATTGATAAATTTTAT